CTGCCCGTATGGCTGCTAATATAGCAACTACAATGGGTTGGTCGAAGCCTACAAAGGTGTGTAACCAAGAAACAAGAGTGATAAAACCTGGTCAGACTCTTATTCACACAGAAGGAGCTGATGATGGTACTACCTTGGCATGTTTCCAAGATAATGGCATTAATCCTTCTGCATCAATTCCAGAGAAAGTTGACGAAATGGCTTTTGACTATATTTTACAACGTCCAAACATGTTCCACCGCTTCACGGTGAACTCAGCCGCTTTTTCCGCTAACAAATTATTATCAAAATGGGAAGTATCACCCTTCTCGTCATATCAATATCCCGACACTACTGACACTAAGACGTTGTATTTGGGTTCTTTCGCACTAACCGCAATGACAGGTACCATGTGGCGTGGCACAATAAATTTTGATATCACAACAATCAAAACTCGTTTTTATCAAGGCAGATACGCTGTTGTGTTTTTCCCAGAAACAACAATGGACAAAGTTCCTGATACTCTAGGAGAGGAACTCACAATCTTGAACAACGTGATAGTTGATCTTCAAGATGAAACAATCAGTCCCACAATGCGTTTCCCCGTTAAATTTGCTTCAAATGTTCCCCACCGAGAACCAGTCAAATTTAAGGAAGATGGCACGCCAGATGCTACTACATTGGAAACTAGTATTGGAACAGTGGCAATGTATTCTTTGAATCAGCTTAGTAATCCGGAAACAGTCGCAAGTGAAATTTCATTCATTATTTCACACAGCGGTGGAGACGATTTCTTGGTCGACAGGCCTCTTATGAATCTCGCTCCTGGATACGACAAGCAGTATGCCCAATCCGATACCGGTCCAGTTGTCATACCCTCTACATCGATAAATATCCAACCTGGTGGAACAACTCATGATCCGAGAACTCAAACCTCAGGAGAAGTGTTCAAAAGTTATAGAGCCTTTATCAAACGTGCCGGTAGACTCACAGCTTTAAGAGATGAACCATTGTTTACAGGTTTAAAGCTTAACCACTACAGAGAGAGCGACACAAAGGGAAACCGTATTATAAAATCTGGCACAATAGAAGTCCCAGCACTTCCAACACCAGTATATATGGCTTCCTTTCTGTACCGGTTCTATGCTGGTTCGACGTCTCTTAAAGTAGTGCCCAGAGCTCCCTGGAAAACAGTGGAAAGTTATCTTTCTGTTGATGAGAACATGGACACTCAGATATACGGTTTTAAAGACCAAAGCGGAGGACAACCCGTTTTTGAACAACAACAAAACGTATCTAACATATATGAAGTTAAAGCGCCATGGTACAGAGCTATCCGATCGGAGGTAGTGTCAACCACCCAAAAGCCGCTTCTCGGTGGTGTCAGATTAAATATTCGTAG